CCCTATAAGTCCCTTCGGGATACATACGTGTGTGTGCGGACGATCCCCGCCGATGATTTCCTGTAAGCTGTTGAAAAGATTGCTGATGGGGTTTTTAACCCCATTGTGCATAGGCACGGGAAGGGTTCGCGTGAAACGTCTGCACACACAAGGCCAAAAACTCCCCTACATGGGGAGCAAAAACCCTGCAAAATCAACGGTTTGGGTCGCTCTGCGACCTGTATGTGACACAGACGTTACCCACATGCGGGGGGCGGGGGGTCATCCCGCCGCTGGGTCGCGCGTATATCTAGTCACCTCCCCTACCCAACAAGTAAGCGGAGCAAAAAATGAAAACGTCTAACAGGTACGACAACCACCGCACTGAAATAGTATGTAAGACATGTGGAGAAAAGTTTGTGACGCAGAAAAGTCACGAGAACCGCGCCCGTTATTGCTCCATGCGGTGCAGAAAGACGTCAACAGAAGTGAAAAAGATGAAGACAGCCGTAGCAAATCTCGAAAAGCACAACCTAACCCCTGCGCAATCCGCACAAATACGCGGCCAGATCGCGCGTTTTGTAGGCGATCAGATCACAGTAGCCAATGAAGTGGTAATGAATGGCAAGGAATGGACACCAACCCAAGCCCGTGTGTTCGGAATGCTCCTAAACAAAGTAGTTCCTGACCTAAACGCTTCATATGTCCAGCATGAACACCAAACAAAGAACTTAACAGAGATGTCACGCGAGGAACTAGAAGCAATCGCGTCTGGCATTAACACTATTGAAGGGGAGATCGTAGAAGATGCTGATTAAGAACCGCCAGAAGGACAGCATACCGTCAGAACTTAACCTATCCGAGTTTGGCCACGCCATGTCGCAAGTCGACCTGTCCGCAGTCCCGCCAGAAAAGCGCAAGGCCGCTATCTTTGACCACTTTATGACGGTCATGGCTGGCAGCATTCGCGATCCAGAGACGAAGTTCGAAATTCTGATGTCTCAACGGCTGCGCCGCAAGAATGTCTAGCCCTACCAAGCGCGAGGTCGCTCGATACCTCCTTCGCCTACGCGACGCATCCGACAGCTTCAAAGGTTTTGTCCGCTTAATGTACCCGGACTGGGAACTCGCAGACTTTCAACTCGAACTCATCGACGCCCTAGACAAACTAGAGCGCGGCACTCTTGGTGTGGACAATCTCCTCATCACAATGCCGCCTCGTCACGCCAAGTCCACCTTTGGCACAGTCCTCTTTCCATCCTACTACATGGCTAAGAACCCTCAACGCTATACAATGTCCTGTTCCTACAACAGCCAACTAGCCACAGACTTCGGTCGCCAAATCCGCTCAGTAGTAGAAGACAAGTCTATCCCGCAAGCCTTCCCCGACTTCCACCTCTCCCAAGATAGCCGCGCCGCAGACGTATGGCGCACAGAAGAGGGTGGTGCATACTTCGCTGTTGGCATCGGCGGTACAACATCAGGCCGACCAGCCAACCTTCTACTCGTCGACGACCCGATCAAAGCTCGCGAAGACGCCGAGAGCATGACCCAGCGCAACAAGACGTGGAACTATTACACCTCTGCCCTAGCCACCCGTCTCCAGCCAGAAACCAACGGCACCAAGCCAAAGCAGATCATCATCCTCACGCGCTGGCATCCAGACGACCTCGCTGGTCGCCTCATGCAAACAGAGGATTGGGCAGAAGGTAGATGGCACCACATCAACTTCCCTGCCATCAAACAAGTAACCAGTGGAAAAATCCGTCGCAACCACCTGCCCGAAGACCATCCACAATACATGCAGGCCAAAGAACTCAACGCCCTATCTCCAGCCAAGCGTACAATCGCCGAGACAGAGGAAGCACCCCTATGGCCAGAACGCTTTCCACTCGAAGACCTTAAACGCCGAGAACGTCTCAACCCGCGTGAGTTCGCATCACTCTACCAGCAACAGCCATTCATACAGGGCGGTAACTTAATCAAGACAGAGTGGTGGCAGAAGTACCCATCAGACCTCTCCCCAGAAAACTTCTCCACTCTAATCATCGCAGTCGACACCGCCTTCAAGAAAACAGAAACAGCAGACTACTCAGTAGCTGTCGTCGCTGGCATGGATAGGAACGGCGACATATACATAGTCGACATAATGCGCGGCAAGTACGACTTCCCCGAACTCAAGCAACGCCTCATTCGCCTCAACAACCGCTGGCGCGGTCGCGGTCTTCGCGCAATGTACATAGAAGACAAAGCCTCTGGCCAATCCCTAATACAAGAACTCAAGCGCGAGAGTGGTATGGCCATAATCCCTTATAAGGTTGTCCACGACAAGGTCGCACGCGTCAACGCCATCCTCCCAATAATCGAGGGCGGTCGTGTCTTCGTGCCTGATCAATCTGATTGGCTCGACGCCTTCATCGAGGAGTGCGTAACATTCCCCGGCGGCAACCACGATGACCAAGTCGACGCCGCTACAATGGCAGTAGATATTTTATCACGAACATCAATCAGTCCAGAAGCGTGGTCACTACACGCAGACGCAAGCCAATCTCTTAATAATCATGACGTTTCATCATTAGGTAAATCCCTCAAAACCCGCGTCGGCCATGCCATTCCAAAATGGACAGGTTGGGGTTTGTAGGGACGACCACCCACACAACAGAAGGTATCTTTAGTCCATGAGCGTAAATGGCCCCAAAGCACGTACAACAGCATCAGGTTCCGCATATCGTAGCGCGGAATACGCCGCTGGCCCTAACGAGGGCGTAGTTGTCGATCTCTCTGAGTTCGCCGAACAACTTGTTGCATACGAAGACATATCGCACCTCCTCAATGAAGAGCAGGAGCGTCGGATCGTCGACTATGTTAAGTCGATGGTCGACATGTCCTATCACAAGATTAGGAAACGCTATGACCATTGGAAAGAAGCTGATCGCGCTCACGATGTATATGTTCGGCCAGACGCGACAGACTTCAGAGAAAAGGCAGTCATCGCCGACACCCGCGCCATTGCGGATACAGTCCTCACATATCTTATGGCCGCACTTTCTGGCCGTAACCCCATGTTCCAGCTTGAAGGTCTTAACCGAAAGTCCCGACAGTCCTCGCTTATATTGGAGCGTGTTTTACATCAGCAGATGCGGCGCACCGCCGGAGAGGCACGTCTGGCACAGCTATTATTGGACAGCATACGCTATGGCTTCGCTCCGACGAAGGTCGTCTGGGACGCCAAGTCGAACCAGAACCAAATAGTCAACTTCGATCCCCGCCGCTGTTTTCCTGATCCCCGCGTAAACTGGGGTGATTGGGAGAACATGCAGTACATTGTTTTCTCCGACTACTCTAGCTTCAACAGCCTTCTCTACTCTGGCATGTACCCGAAGCTAAAGAAGTTCCCTGCCCTGCGTCACAAGGTTTCGCCTCCCAGGAATGCTTGGAACGCACATAAGTGGCATCAGGAAGAAGGGCGGGGTCTTTCTATAGACCCCGCCAGTCCTAACCAACGCGAGCGCATGGATCATGCCTACTTCACTCTTGGTGATAGCCGCGTAACAGACGAAGCATGGATACGCCTATCAGGTCACGAGATTGGCATCCCAGCAATCGACCAAATCTTTCTCGTAGTCACAATTCTTGACGAGAATGTAGTCCTGCGCTTCCAACTCAACCCATACGGACAGCAGTTCCCAACAGTCATCGGCGGTCTATACCAAGATCAGCACAAGACTTACGGTCAATCGCTCTACGATCTGATCTTACCGATGCACGACATCGCAACATATTTAATGCGTTCACGTATCGACAACATCAGTGCAGCCCTCAACAACCTTATCTTCGTTGACCCGACCCAAGTGTCTGTCCCAGACTTGATCGACCGCAACCCATGGGGTGTAGTTCGCACCTTGCCCGGTAGTAAACCGGGCGACGGCGTATTCATAGCTCAAGTACCAGACGTAACACGCGGTCACTTCAACGATATTGCCGCAATGTCTGAACTTAAACAGCGTGTAAGTGCCGCTTCAGACGCACAACAGGGCATGCCAACCTCAGACGGCATCCGCACAGCCACAGAAATACAACGTCTAACTCAACTTGGCTCCCAGCGTCTTGGCGTCTTGGCTCGTATTATGTCTGCCACAACCATTCGCCCGATGGTCAGAATGATGACAGCCAACATTCAAGACAGCCTATCTATGCAAGGCTCCATAAAAATAGACCAACTCAACATGCCAAACCAACTCTCAGGCATGGTTGAAGATGGCTACCTCGATTACGACGTGCAGAAGAACCTACAGGGCGACATTGATTACCTTGTCATCGACGGCACACTACCGCTTGAACCAACGCGCAACGCAGAGACGTGGATGAACATGCTACAGATTATGTCCCAGACTGGTCTTAATATGGAATACAACGCAGGCCAGATTGCAGAAGAGGCAATCCGCGCAATGGGTATCACAGACTTAGACCGCTTCCGCGTCTCCAAAGATCAATTAGAGCAAGAAGGGCCAAGTCCTTCACAGCAAATGCAGTTAATGGAGAAGATGCGCGGTGCATCCGTACAACCACAAGGCGATGTCCAGAACGAAGTCCAGAAGGGCAACCTAATACCAATGAGTGAGGCAAAGAGACGATGAGCCAAAAGAAAACTGCCCTAGCTTCCACTATAGATCAAAAGGTCGTTGACTACGTTGATGAAGTAGAGCGCGTACAACAACGCGATCAAAACGTCCGCGATGAGCAACGTACCTCTGAAGTTACTGCCCTACAATCTCAGATCGAGGCCATGCGTTTGCGCATCTCAGAACTAGAGGGAGTGACCAATACAACCGCATTGGACGACAAGTACACACTTACTAAGGCAAAGTTAGTGCGTCTGATGAAAGACATGGGGTATTATGACTGATGGGTATTACACGTCCTACAGGTGAACAATTAAGGTTCCGAAGCGCAACAACAGGCGACCACATTCTTGACACGTACATGGAGAACTCAGAGAAGGGTAGCCGCACGCTCCCCGACTTGATGGATGATCTCTTTGATAGCAGTGGTGTATTCCGCGCCGCTAACTTTGAGTTCCGCTTCGACAGTACAAACGACAAAATCCAGTTCCGCGCAGGCAACTTCGCAAACAGCAACACTGGCTGGACGGACATTACCACGTTCTTCGACATCACTGGCACCTTCAATGCGTCCACTACCTACAATAACTTTGACCTCCTGACCCTGACGAACAAGGACGTTTACATCGTCCATGGCCTTTCATCTGGCACCACATTCGCAGACGAAGCGGCAGTTATTGCATCTGCCAACACACAAAAGCTCGTAGACGTATCCGAAGCCAAAGACTGGGCATCCAAGACAGACGGTCAAGTTGTCAGCACGGACTACTCATCTAAAGCCTACGCAGTTGGCGGCACGGGCGTTGACACAACCACTGGTTCCGCAAAAGACTGGGCGATCAAAACCTCTAGCACGGTCGGCAATACTGGCGAATACTCAGCTAAATATTGGGCAACAAGCACAGCAGTCACCACAGTTTCGTCTGGCATAGCCAACATCAACACTGTTGCGGCGGCAATCGCCAACGTAAATACAACCGCAACAAACATATCAAACGTAAACACTGTTGCTGGCATATCCGCAGATGTCACAACTGTCGCAAACATAGACAGCAATGTCACAACAGTTGCAGGCATCTCAGCAAATACAACCACTGTTGCAGGCATCGCATCGAATGTAACAACAGTTGCTGGCATTTCCGCCAATGTTACAACGGTTGCTGGTATAGCATCTAACGTAACCACAGTCGCAAACAACAATACAGACATATCCACCGTAGCTACCAACGTCGCAGACTTGCAGACTGTTGCAGACGAGATCGACAACAACAACTTGCAGACGGT